TGTCAATGTCGGTACCGTCTGGGAAGGTTCGGTACGGTACTTGAATACCGCGATACGTTGATTGTCGTATGCGGTCAAAGAGTGAAATACGGCTAGTAATATAGCCCGTTGCGTACTTTGCAGTCAGACTCAAAAGGTCTACTCCGTACGTGCTCGTATTGCTGTCGTACCACGATACGTAGAACTGGTCGCCATATGGCGCAATGGCTCCGATTTGAATACCAGTAAGGTTGCCGGTTGAAATAGGGAACTCGAGCGCCAGTACGAACGGATAGTTCGCGTTGGTTCGTCCGAATGAGTACACGCCTAGCGGTACACCGGTGCCGGTCTGCTGCGAAAGTCCGAACAGTGGCAAGCCGTTGAAGTTACACACTGCATTGTCGAACACGACTGCCTTGTTCGTAGAGTTGCCCCACGTTCCCTTGATTTGCTTGTAGCGCTCAAGTTGGCGGCCATTGTAGATATATAAATTGCCTTTGGTTCCACACGAAACAACGACACGGTTGTCAGTCTCGAGAAACGCGTTGACGCCTACTTCTGGGATTGTGTCAGATACCGAGAAGCTGTCGCTCCAAGTGTTCCAGCGTAGGATTTCAGTACCTACAACGTTGCTTGAAACATACGTACCGATAAGCAGGTCAGTACTGATTTTACCGAGAGCAGAAATACGTAGTGGTGTCTTAATGTCGAGCGCGTTGGCACTGAATGTTGCCACGTCCACTTGAGCCACTTGGTTTCCGTCTCCAATGTAGAGCACTTGGTTCACTTCGCGCATAGGGTGATATGTGTCGTCAGTGACTCCGAACGTCGCCCAATTGTCAGCGTTGGTTTCAGTCGCTAGGTCAAAGCGTCCTAGTCGGGACTCCATAGCGTAGTACACGTACCCTTGGTACTCACGAGCAGATTTGATACCAGCGCCACCGGCTGCCGGACTAGCAGTAAATAGAAGGCTCCATACTCCTCCACTAGTGCGTTTCCAGCACTTTCCGGACGTACTAGAGAAGAAGTACGTATTGCCGTTACTAGCGGGCACTATGGCCTTAATGAGAGCGTCTACAGCACTACTTGAGTCGTCAATTTCAGTCAGTGCTTGGTTCAGCTTCATAATGCCAGCTTCGTCGTGAATGTTGATACCGACCAGTTCAGCAACCGAGTTCACAGCTCCGAGGTAGTCAGAGTCCGAGATACCGCCTTGATTGACGTTTTTTATTTGAATGTTGTTGTTGCTTTTTCCGGCCATATATTTATTTTACCGTAAAGGTGTTACTAATAACGGTTTGTCCTTCCTTTTGGTTGCCTTGCACCACTGCCACAACGTTTGCTTCGATGTAGCACTTTTCACCAGCTACCAGCTTTCCTTCCGTCGGGAACCGCCACGGAATGTCGACCACTTGCTCGTCGTCAATTACCGTAGAGCGGGGTAGGACTTGTGGCTTGTTATAGGTTTTTTCTGTTTGAATAGAAGTTATAAACTCAAAGCCAGTTCCTTTGTTGCAGTACAACACGTCGTTCCATTTAACGTGTACTTGGCGTTTGATTTCAGCCAACGAGAACACTTCAATAAACGTGTCGTTTGCGTCGACGTCGTCTTCAATTAAGAGCGCTTCATACTCTACCCAATGAGTCTGCGGCATTATTTTTACATACGCCCAATCTAAAAACTGTGGAATGAGCATAAAAAGCACAGCGAAAAACGCTACACGAACCCACTTTGCATTTTCAGTAAGAAAATAAGTCATACTATTTTTTGTTAAAGAGAGAGCCTTCAAAGAAGTAGCCGACCACCATACCCATAACTCCGTGTAACGCGACTGGTGTCTCGTATGTGTCCAAGGCAATGTCAAGAATGACTGATACCAGCCACGCAAAAGTTACTGTCACTGTAATGACAGCTCGTTCCCAATTTGCAATTTCTTTTTTTGACACATATTTGTGTGCAAACCAACCTGCAAAAAACCCAATGGCAGCGCCAGTGATGAAAGTTACAAGTGGGACGAGTAGTTGTTGAAACATATCTTAATAATCGTTATTACGTGCCGACCGCGTCCAGTCTCCGCTACTGTTTCGACCAAGACGGCTCCATACTGAACCAACGAAGGACAGTGTAGGCACTGTTACTGTTAAGCTTTGAACTCCTGCCGCGACCAACCAGTCAGCTTGTGCGGTAGCTGCTGGAATGGTGAAAGTAAGAGTCTGTCCGTCTGGTGATACTATCGCTCCGGCTTCAATAGTTTCGGCGGGTAGTGTGAATGTTAGCGACTGTACGTTTGGTGGAATAATCACACCACCAGCGGAAACAATGTAAGACGGAATAGTAAGCGTTAGCTCTTGCGCTCCTACATTTACCGTCCAGTCTGCAGCTACGGAAGCTGCAGGAAGTGACGCTGTTAGGACTTGCGCTGTGACGGACACAAGCGCACCACCAGTAATAGTTGGTGCTGGCAGTGAAGCGGTTGTTGTTTGAACGCTTGGCGAAACAATAGTTGCGTTGACACGCTCCTCCATTGAGTCAAGTTCAGCATTTACGCTATTGAGTCCAGAACAAGATATTGCGCTAGTGGTGTTTCCTTGGTCGCCGTGAGTGTAATAACGGGCTGTGTTGAGTGTGTCTGCGTCGGTTGTCCACGACGTTCCGTTATATGTTTCGGTAGAGGTACCGACTGTACCGTTCTCGTTTCCACCAGCAATGATAGCGTCGGTAGTGCTTCCTCCACAGAAGCCACCATTACGTCGTCCGGTATTTAAGCTACCACCCGCACTAAAAGTAGTGCCGTTATACTCCTCACATACGTCAGTATAGTCACTAGCGGCAGTGCGCCCTCCCACTATCATACCGTCAGTACTTGACTCGATTGCTCCGGTTGTTTCGTTTGTAGCAGTGGTGATATTACCGCCACTTGCCCAACTGGTACCGTTGTACTCCTCGCTAGTATTTACACGGGTGCTGCCTCCTGCAATAGCGAGCGCGTCGTTAGAATCACCGCCACAAGCGGGATATGCGCGACCGTCGTTTAGTGTTCCTGCAGAAGTAGCCCAAGCCATACTAGTTGTTGATAAAGTTATTTACTTTCGTTAAATATGCAGACTTCAAAGCACTAGCGTCGTGCACCACTCCGAACTCACACTCGTAAGTGTCTTTTAAGAGTGGGGTAACTTCGCTTACAAAAGTAGCTTTGTCTAGCTGCTCCGCTCCTACACGTTGCGCCCAATCAACCATTGGCTGCAAGACGGGACATTTCACAATTACATATGTGTGAGTGTCACTGTCAGCCACAGTTAAGAACTCGAGCGCTTTTTGTTCTATGTCAGCGTGAGTGATGAACCCTTTACCTTTTTGAGCAATAGGGATTTTTCCTAGTCGTACCATAAGCTATTTGCGACGTTTAAGAGCGGATAATGAGCCTTCAAGCACTCCAATACGGTTGCCTTTGGCGTTTGGCGATTTAAGTTCGTTTTCTAGTTCTTTTTGCCACCGAATACCGTAGCCGTTTGCTTGTACTGTGTCGTAGTCGTCGAGGTTTTCTGGGTTTGGAAGACTGGCGTTTTCTTCCTCCATTTGCTTCTTGAGTTTTTCCCAAGTAGTGACTTCTCGAACTCGGTGATGTCCAGCCTTTTGCATTTCTGTAAGCTGCCACTCACACCGTTTTACCTTTGCGCCTAGTTGGATAAGCTTGCCCTTCTTTACTTTTTCGTTCAGTTCAGTGTTTTGTTCCAGCACTTCAATGTCACCTTCAAGCTCTATAAGCTCGCCTTGCTTTTCTTCGTATTCTGTAGCGAGGTACATAAGGTTACGGAAGTGAACCTCTTGCTCACGCCGCGCCTGTTGGTATTTTAAGCCTAGTGTTGGAAACTTGGTGTCATTGAGCACAGAAAAGCTCATTTCAACCTCCGTTCGCCATATACGCTCCTTCTGCCAAGACTCAACGAGCGCTGGTGCAATATCCTTAATTTTTTTAAGGTTATCGCCAGAAAGCAAGCTCACTTCCTCAATTTTCTGCAAGCCCGCTTCCGTATACTCGGTGTTCTCGATAGCGTACTCGTTGTTTTTTTCTTGTTTTAGTAGAGACATATATTTTTTCCCGTCCTCACTCCTGCCCGTTTTGCGAGCAGGGTGAGGACACGATTGTTTACCCAAGATTTACAATACCTTCTGCGTTCCACGCGATTGTGAAGTCGGCGGCGCTTGAGCTTTGGTCGGAACCAAAGTCGAGATAACAGATAAGCAAGTCGTTTGCTGCTACACCGGTAGAGAGATAGATAACTGCCCCTCGAGCAGTAATGGTAGCGGTGCTCCACGTAACGTCTGCCCCGTCAAAGACTCCTTCGTTGTCAGTGTCGTCTTGCGTCACTGTTTTGGAACCAATAGCTGCGCCACCACTAGAGTAGCCAGTTCCAGACACTTCGTTCGTGACGTCAGCACGGTCAATGTGCGTGTCTTGGTTAGGTGTATACGAACTCGTCACCAGCATTACGTTGATTGTGTCAGTATCAAGGTCGATACCGCCGTTCATAATGTTCATTTTGAACGCATTGTAGATTACGTCAGCCATACTAGTTTTGTTCGAGCGCAGTTTCGATTTCCGCTAGGAAGTCGTCACCGTAGAACTCTTGAGCTTGTTTTTTAAGTTCGACCTTACGTGCTTCAAGGGTAGCTTTTCGCTCGTCCATAAGCTTTTGCTTATTGTCGAGTCGAGCAATTTGCCCGATAAACTCCTCCTTTGAGAACACTGGCACTCCTTCCTGTGTCCGGAAGGCAATACCTCGACGCTTTTCAGCGGCCGCACGGATTTTTTTACCAAGTCCGGCGTTCTTGGAACGAATGGTTGTATACGCGCCACGTCGCACTGCTTTCGGTGCAGCAAGGTAGGTTTCAACTGCCTTGTCTTCACTATCAGCGGCGAGGACTGCGTCAACCAAGATTTTGATTTGTTCGTCCATAAGTTAGTAGTTACTCCCGTCGTTATACGGGACTTGTCCAGTAATGACTCGCACAGCGTTGCGGCCGCGCAAGGTTTCAAACAACTTGTCCTTGTCTACAGGAAGTAGTCGTTCGTCTTCCGTAAGTGGAAGTGGCTTGTCTTTTGACGTTTTGTACGCGATAGATGGTAGTCGCACCTGTGTAGTGGTGCTCGGAATACTCAAGTCAGTACTGCCAGAAAGGTCACTCGTAGTGAAGTCTTCGGGGTATACCTCGGAAGCAATGACAAGTCCGTCGGTGACGGCAGTAATGTCGTTACCAGAAAGAATGAACAGTTCATTGTTCTTAAGTAGATACTTTGCTTCGACGTCAGAGAAGTGATTTTTAATTTGCGCGTTGTTTAAGAGCGGCAAGTTGTGAGCTTCCATATAGCCAAAGTCAATTTCCCGTAGATACACCAAGTTCGTACCGTCAAGTTTGGCGGCGACGTATTTGAGTGACTTCAAGAAGTCAGTCGGGTAGGTGTAGTTGCGAGTGTCAGCTTCCAAGTCTCGTACGTCGTCCATTACGAAGTATGACTCGTCTACTTCCGTCGCAATTTCCTCGGCCAAGTTGTCCTTTTCTACGTTAGCGAGCAACACAATTTCCGCGTCCGTCAGTGTGACGGTCGTGGTTTTTGTGAGGTATCGAACGTAGCTTGCAAAATTGGTGCCTGTCATAGTAATTGTTTCGTGAAGCTCCGTACCCTGTCCCTGTTCCCTCCGTAGAAGGAACAGAGCAGGGTTTGGAGCGTTGGTTACGCTGCTACTTTGACTAGCATATAGTCGAAGTCAGAAGCGGCGTCGTCGATTGAAGCAGTTTCAGTCGCGTTCAGAACCTTTACGGTTACTGTGTCTGCGGCTGTAACGGTTGCTTCTACAACAACCAGTCCGGCTGCAAGTCCTCGAGCGGTCACAAAGACTAGGTCACTTGTGTCTGCACCAGAAATGGTGAGCACAACGTTTCCTTCTGCGTCGGTTGCGACTGCTGCTGGGTCGGCACTTGTTACAGTACCGAACTCGAGGTCAGCGCCTTTGATTGTTTGTGTAGCTTTTACACTCATAGTCAATTGAGGTTAGTGCGGATAATTTACCCGAGAGCGGTCTGCTTGGCAGCGTCTCGGTCAATGCGGAACTCCTCGCCAACCTTTCCTTCACTCTCGAGACGCTCGAACACAATTTGTGCAATTTGTTCGGGTACGTCTACCATTGTTCCCCGCTGGATTTCATAGCGGTAGCCGTTAATGTTCACAACGAATGGGATTTTCTTTGCTACTTTCGGGTCTACGCCAGCGTCGAACGGAATGAGGACTTTGACTTTCGCCTGTTTGTCGAGGTGTGCCTTCATTTTTTGCTGGTCAGTGTGCAGTGCCTTGCTCACGTCAGCGTCAGAGACGCGTGCCGCTGCGGGTGCTGCTGCTGGTTCAGCTTCGGGTGCTGCTGCTGGTTCCGGTTCAGCTTCCGGTGCGGCTTCCGCGCCGCCTTCGTTTAGAGCGTCCAGAGCTGCAACCAACTCGTCCTTGGTTTGGTTAGCTGGAATACCAGCTTCCTTGGCGGCTGCTTGCAGTTCTGTATAGCTCATTTCACTGTTTGTGCTCATAGATTTGTGTTAGTACTCCTATAAATGGGGTTGGCTACTACTACTCGCTACTAGCTCGTTACAGCGTGCTCGAGACGTACCATAAAGTCGTCGTTGAGGATTTTCGCCACAAACGTTGACTTCCAACCGGTAGTTCCTCGCTGGTCGAGTGGGTCGTCAGTACCGCCAGAACCAAGTGGCTTGACGATATTCTTTAGACTCTCGCCAGTAATACGGGTGATACCGTACGCTTCTGCTCCCATAATAATGGTGCCGTGTACGTCGATACCGCCGTTACCTTCACCAGTGAAGACTTTGGCGTTTGGTGTCTCAATGAAACGAACGTCGTTGATTTTTCCAACTTCGCCTTCCATTACCTTCATTGCGCTAGAGTATTTCTCAACTGGCACCCAACCTGTTTCGTCCTGTAGGTCGAAAGTAGTGTTTGGTGAACAGATAGCAATGTAAGCAGCGCTTACTGGTTCGGTAGCAATTTTGGTTGAAGCCGCAACCATACGGGTAACGCGTCGTGCCTTGTTGTTCTTAAGGGTACGAACTGCCTTACGTACTTCTGTAGCAGTGATGAGGTCAGAAGTGGTGATTGCACCACGAGAAGACTGGCCAACATATGTCACGGTAGTACCGGCAGCAAGCACGTCTCGTGCCAACTGGTCGAGCGTGTCACCGGCTTGGTCGCCCAAGATTTCAGCGTACTCGGTAAGAGTAGCGTCTGGTGACTCGTACGATACGACGTCAGAGAATGTGGTGAAGTCACCGTATTGAGCAACGCTCGCGGTGATGTCAGTCACACTCATTTGAGAACCGGCTGGCGTTACGCCTTCGGTCAACGCTGTAGTTGCAGCGCTCAAGTTCCCGTATCGACGGAACTTAATGGTGTTCGTTCCACTGTTACGTGGAATGTCCTTTACCTGCCCGAAACGGGTGTGTAGGAAAAGGGGTACAGCACGCATAAGAAGTGTACGACTGTAGAAGTTGTTTACTTCGCGTGCGATTTGGGTTCGTGTAGTAGTACTCATAATCGTTTTTTTCGGTTAATAATTTCAGTTTGGTAATGCCTATGCGCCAACTTTTACGCCTTCGACGTGAGCGGCAAACTCCTCGTCAGACATTTCTTCGACTAGTTTGGTTGACTGGACTTTGCCAGCGTTCCCTCGTCCGGTTGAAGTGCGGCGAGCCTTTTCTTCTGCTGCCTTTGAGCGCTGTGCGCCCATTTTCAGTAGTCGATTACCGGCTGCTGCATACAGTAGTTGCTCGGTTGGAACGTTGCGCCACGTCGGGTGCTTGCTCCACTTGAGCGCTTTCTGTGCGAAAGGTTTGAAGTCTGGGTTTGTGGCGACAAACTCGTCGATTTCCGACTTTACTT